TTACATAGTGCTTGGTAATGGTCTTTTCATTGCGGGTGGAGTAGTTCAGAGTAATTCTACGGGTATTTCAAATATGACTACCTCTAGTGATGGTGGATTTACTTGGATATCGTCTAACGTCAAGTATCGAACTTAATTACACCTTTTTTTAAAGGGGTGTAATTAAGTTTCTGATACTTGACGTTACATCACTTAGCATTAAAACTAACCTTTTGACAATAATTCGCAAATAAATTATTGTCAAAATAATCATTTATTATTATCTTTATTTTTATTCTTATCTTTATTTTTATTCATCGAGATGTTTTCCACAAACCTTGCCCTTTGTTGCACGATTTTTACAACGAGAATAATTACCATTAATATGCTCACAACGAACTTCATCTGATACAGTTCCTGGTTTTCTACCCCTCTTAGGAACTTCGTCAGGAACTATATTATTAATAGGCTGTTTACTAGCTATATCAAAAATATTAGCAATATGGCGAAAATGCTGAACAATAGCATCCATTTGTACTTTATTTAACATTATATATATTATAATAATAAGCATATTATCTCTTTAACTACTTTAATTAATAATTAAATAGGTATTATTTAATATTTTTAATATAATAATAAATCAATAATGGATTCGATTGATTATAATGAAAAATTATCAAATGAATCCATTGAACATCTACGTAAAATATTACGCCCTATTAAATATTCATTAGTTGAATTATTTATATCATTATCACGTGTAATTTTCTTTTGGCTTCCCGGTGGAGATATAGGAAAAGGACAAGCTCTAATGGTAACACATTTTGTAGGAGGATGTATTCTATATACTATATATTTTATCCTATCTCCTAATAATGAATTGCGATTCTTTATATTATTATTCTTTTTGGTAGTTATTTTACAACAGCTTATATTTCGAGGATGTGTAATAACCAAAGCTGAACAGAAATTAACTGGAAAAGATGATACTATTTTAGATCCATGGATACGAATAAGTGGATTTGAACCAACACGTGATTTAAGAGTTGTATGTTCAATAGCAATAATTGGTTCTATGACATTAACGTTATTAATGAATACTATATTAGATCATTTACGCAGATTTATCAATATATAGATACCGTCTATACAAAAGTTAATTTCGTTGTATTTCACCTTTTAATTCGTAATACTCTACCCAACGCATCAAACTTTTGGGAGAGCATTGAAATATTATACGAACATTTTCTTGCGTATTATCTTGCGATAAATAATATTCAACAGCAGATACTTTAGTAACTACGTCTGTACAAAATTAATTGCCTTTTTGAGCAATTAATTTTGTACAGACGGTACTCTTATTTGGATTCATTGCTATTAATATGTTTTATAAAATAGAATGTGTTTATAAAGTATGATGAAGGTCTTTGCTTCTGGTTCCTGTAGATTGGTAACAACAATAAACGATGGGCGTGGAAAAATAGAACCTATTCATTCTATGTTTCATAATTTTGTTGGAAAAAATTTTCTTGGGAAATTACACAATACAAAACAACACATACAATTTATTAGATGGATAAAAGATGAAATAGAAATACCACAAAATATATTAAGTTCTTTTTTGACATCATGCGGATTACATAACAATTCAAGAATGTATATGGAACCATTGGAATTAAATCCCATTAAAAAGCAAAATATAAAGCATTCATTTAATGACTGTGATTATTATATTTTTGAAATATGTTCTCTAAAATTATATGAAAAGAATGGATATCAGGTTCAGTTTGAACTTACAAATGATTATGCGTGTGTTTTACAATCTGAAACCGATTTATATAATGATTTAGAAATACTCCAAGACCTAATTCCAAAGGGGAAAAAAATACTATTTCAAATACATTTCCGACCGAATGTTATATATAATGACACTTCAAAGATTATTGATAAGAGAGAGATAATATATAATGTTGTTAATAATTTCTGTAATACACATGAGAATGCGTATTTATATGACCCTAGTGTTTTATTAAACACAGATAAATCCTTATATGACGGTGATACACATTTCAATAATAGAGGTCATGAAATATCTTTCAATTATATTTATGACAATTTCATACAAAAATTCGGCGGTTCAAATGTCTAACGTCAAGTATCGAAGTTAATTACACCCCTTTAAAAGGGGTGTAATTAAGTTTCCAATACTTTAGTAATTACGTCTGTATAAAAGTTAATTGCCTTTTGGAGCAATTAACTTTTGTACTAGACGGTACTTGAAGTTAGTACCAAATTCTAGCATCTTTTAGAGGCGGATACCATAACATAATTTCATTCTTTTTAAGATAAAAGTAAACAAAAATGATATTCAATATAGATATTCCTCCCGCAATATTAACATATTTTAAACCGTTTTTTACTTCTAAGATGCTTCTATACATTTTTGGATCTAAATATGAAAAAAGTACGATTATTAATATAATAGATGAGCATGCTCCAAATGCGTATAATAATTGTCCTGTTAATTTTGTATCAGAAGCTACAAAAACTGCTTCAAATCCTTCCCTTGTATCATCTTGGATTTGCCCCTCTTTATTAATACGGGGGTATGCTTTCGGATCATATTTAGTATCAGCTGTAGATTGATTATTAAGAGAATGTAATCTTCTAATCAAATTATCTAAATGATTAGGATCATCCTTCTGTATTCCTGGCGGATATACTGCATCTGATGTATCTATAGGTGAGACAATACCTGCTTCCATTTCTATATTTCTAAATACATATTTTTTGAATATGTATTTAGAAAATTAATCATATAAATTCTATTTCATAAAAGAAAATCACTACCGTCTAGTACAAAAGTTAATTCCTTTTGGGAGCATTTAACTTTTATACAGACGTACTTACTAAAGTATCCGAAACTTAATTACATCCCTTTTAAAGGGTGTAATTAACTTCGATACTTGACGTTAATTTAAAACATCAATTATCTTCCTTTACAATTTTATTTCTTATTTTTATTCTTATTGCTTCTATTCCTGTATGTCTTTCTATTATTTGATTTATTGTGCTTACCTCCTGTTCGTGTTATCTTTCTATTATTTGATTTATTACGCTTACCTCCTGTTCGTGTTATCTTTCTATTATTTGATTTATTACGCTTACCTCCTGACTGTATTATGGGACCAGCTGGACCACTAGCAGATGAGTGATTAGATGTTATAGGTGTGCCTACTACAGGTGAAAATGAAGCACCTGAATTATCATTAGGACGCTGATGATATGCTACTTCAGGAAGACCACTTATTTTTGCGGATTCAAGAGCAAACGCATGTTGTGTAGCCGGGAACGGCGATGATGCCCAAGGAGCGGTGGATTGAGGATTTGTATAAAGTCCACCATTTGCTAAAGCTGCTGGAGCAGAAGTATGAGGTCCCCATTGATATGCTGATTCTGTAGAAGACCATCTACCCCAATTATCATTTGGTAATATTGATGATAACCCACCTGGCAAAGAAGGTGTCTGATTGCTTGGAGATATTGCCGATAACATTCCTGACCCTCCATGCGATTTATTTTTGCGTGTTCTAGACATTCCTATTAATATCTATATTTTATGTCAATATATTTTATTTCAATATATTTTGTATTATTATAAAATAGAAATATTTAGCGCCGTCTACTAATACCATTTCTACGACGGGTCTTCCTCCCCCTTTTTCCACCAACAACAGTGCCGCTACTGTCCGTATTTTTCTTATTTTTTATCAGTTCAAGCATACTTTTTAAGTTTTCAATCAGATGTTGATTATATATTTCTTTATCGTTTAGTGTACCTGCTTCCTCGAATTTTTTGAAGTAGTATTTAATACTCGAAAGCATATTATTATATTTATAATTAAATTTGATACATTCATTTCTTATATCAAATAAGTAAGAATCATATCCATATTTTGAATATAAATCAAGAATTTTATTTGGCATTACGTTTAAGGTGTATATCATACTTCCATCAGTATCAGAAAATACAGCGTTTGGAAAAAACCTTTCAAACGCACTCTTTATGACCTTTGATTTTGCATTATTTGAAGAAAGGTTAATCATAACAATTTTAAATGTGTATGTTCCTGAATTTAGATTGTAGGTGATTTTATCCCCTGTTTTTTTAAGTTCACCAGCACCGTAAATACGTTCTGCATTAACACGTGAATTATGTACAAGTGAATGATGACTTGTTCCAATTTCAAAGGGAGATAACACTTGAATACATGCAAATTTTAGATCTGGCTTATTCTCTTCGCCATAAATAACCCAGGTATAGATACCGTCTTTCCCTTCTGAAAGTAGAGTAATATCATTATAAATTTCAAAATGACTCATAAATTCTTTAATTAATTTAGAATTTTTGTTAATATTAGAAGCAATAGCAGGTGATACAAAAACCCATTTCTTGTCCTCATTTTGAATAGAGCAACTGTTGTCTTTTATGGTAATAACCGGGCGTTCTGCGTTTTTAGGTACAGAGTCCATCTATAAAGACGGTATTTTTTGTTATTTTTAAAAATAAAACATCAAATTATACCGTCTAGTACAAAAGTTAATTGCCTTTGAGAGCAATTAACTTTTATACAGACATAGTTACTAAAGTATCAGAAACTTAATTACACCCCTTTTAAAGGGGGTGTAATTAACTTCGATACTTGACGTTAATTTAAAATGAAGACGGGTCTAAAGATTTATTAATATTATTAATTAAGATAAAATGAGAGTTGCATTATTACTTTCTGGTCAAATGCGTACATTTGATGATCCTGAAGTCGTTAAAAAATATTATGAATTATTAATAAATCCATTGAATGCCGATATATTTATAAGTACATGGGCAAATCGTGGAGTTTCTTGGTGTCATGGTTCACCATCTAATTCCGTTGATAGTTCCAAAGAAAATATTAATATAGAAGATATTAAATCAGTTTATACAAAAAACCTTATAGCTGTTGACATTGAGAATTTAGGAACATATGAAAAATCGATTCCCGATGAAATAAAAGATATATATATTAATGGATTTGAATGGTGTAATATGAAAATAAAAGGAACATCTGTTCCACAATTATACAAAATTAAAAAAGTTAATAAAATGAAAATGGACTATGAAAATGCAAATGGATTCAAATATGATCTTGTGATTCGTAGTCGTCCTGATAATATAATAATGGAACCTATTTCTAGTCGTTATCTTGAGAAGCTTAATACGCATATATATGCAATAAACTGTCCTGGAACATTTTATCCAAATCGTATTTATGATATATTTTTCTATGGTTCTTCTGAAAATATGGATAAACTTTCTGATACATATAATAACATTAAAATGTTAGAAAATGATTCTTTCAATAACGGATTACACCAAAGAGATACATGTAGGCTTCTTTATGTACAAGCAATTAAAAATGGATTACAAATTGTTGATATGGATTATAATATATGTTTTATTAAACGGTAACGTCAAGTATCGAAGTTAATTAGACCCTTTTTAAAGGGGGTGTAATTAAGTTTCTGATACTTTAGATCCATGTATGAATATAATACATGGACTTAAAGTATTTTTAAAGAAATAATGGAGATCAATATGAGCGATTCTTCAAATAATGATGTTGAGAAAAAATCAGTTAGAGCACGTCGTATGATTACTGAAGTTAAAGAAGCACTTAAAACAAATAATGCTGCTAGTGTTGCTGCAAAATTTCCTGACTGGGAAGTTGAATTTCCTAAACTCTTTGCCACCCTTCTTCAGCCTCAGTGTCCGTACAAGTTAATCGAGATGATGATTTCTCAACTCGAAAATGTCGAGAACGGGAAAACAACGCAACACGATGCTTCTGTTGCTGTCGGTGGGGTTCTTGTGAATGAGTTTGTAAAACCTCAGCTACGGAATGATTCCTCCAAAGCTTAGGTGTAGTTATCTTTTTATGTTCATATCCATTCATCAATTCACAAATCTCTTCATTTATTGTTTTCTTACGCCATTCTGTATCATTCCATTTTGAATTTATTTCTTCATTATGTTCTATACACCATTGAATTGAACGTTCAACGTTCTGCTCAATATAAGAACGAATATCAGATTGTACCGGATTTTTTATAAGTTCTAAAGTTCTTTCTATTATATCTTTTTCTTGATAGGCAATTGCTTCTTGTAATATTATCATTGTCTGTATCCATTCTGGTTCCAAAGGTGTATTAAGAAAACTCTGAATGATATTATTATTAGCCAAATTTATAGAAGAACGCAAGAAATTATCAGTCTTATCATCCATTCCAAGAAAACCCTTACAAATTATATATCGTTCAGCATTTCCACCGCGGCTAGTACGGGGTTTAACTATCGACCATTCTCTAAACAGACGTGTTACTATCCAAAGTATTTCAAGAGTTGGTCTTAATGTTGTATCAAAGATTTTAATTATAATCGTACCACCATGACATATACTCTTTAAACCCAAATAAAATTCAGCTATGAGAAGTGGAAGAATAGTCTCTTCTTGAGCATTAAAATCTGAACTAAAATCAAATCCACCGTCTGCTGTATAAATATGTGCTTTTTTCTTTCCATACATTTCCACAAAGAAATCTATATTTTCAAGTAATAATAGATCACCCGTATCCGTTGCACCATATGTAATATTAATTTCAGGATGACTTGCTAAGAATGCTGAAGTTTTACGCCATCCTGGTATATTACGTGTAGTTGAACGTAATGTCATTGCCTGTGAATACATAACCTTGGGAACAGCGTCATGAATAGCCTCTATAAATCCTCCTGGACCCTCAGCAGCATGTGCCGTGTATAAACCTCCGTCACGTTTTATAAGAATTTCCATCTCTTCACCAATATTAGCCCCCTTCCATATTTCCAGCATTTTATAATAAGAACGACTTAGTGGGATACGATTTGATACTGATTTTGACATACGGCGATTTAAAGAAAGAAATACGTATTCATACGGATTTGTTATTTTCTTATAATCATCCCATACACCATTTGTTTCAACCAATTCAATCTGATTTTTTGCTTCCTGTGTCTGTTTTAAGGCTAGTGTACAAATTACAAGTTCATAAACTGGTTTTTTATTTTTACTCAGTGTATGTTCATAGTTTACATTTAATAATGGCGGTCCTCCATTCCACCACTTCCAAGGAGGTCCTTTTGCTATATTTTGATGTTCCATGCTTATATTGTTTAAGTTTTCTTTAGCCTTCAACATTATAGTAAATTTAGGTATTATTTTCTATTTATTTATAATTGATTTAATAAATCCAACCTCAGATTCAGGTAAATCACTTTTTTTCTTTTCATAACCTTCTAATATACTTCTTGCAGCTTGCTTTGCTAAATCTATTCTACCTGCATTTATAGTAGTAAATATAAAAAATTCTTTAACTGTATGCCAATCTTGACATACATAATGATAGTTAGTTATTAATGAATAATAATCTCCAAAATATAACGTAAATAATTCAGGATGTCTGTCATAGCAGTATGTTAATACTTGTTCTTCTGCATGACCAACACCTTTACCAAGCATTTCATAAAATATTGCCCATACATATGAACAGAACTTCGTAATGTATTTTTTTTCAGCTGATATTACACCAGCTGCAATACCACATACACCATGTATCATTCTTTCATCCATAGAAGCAAGTTCCTGTTTACTACGATAGTGTATGTATAATAATGAAATTTTAGGATTTGGTTTTTCAAGCATTATAATTGCATCTTCATACATTCTTTTTTTAGATACGTGACTAAAACCAAAATCAATCCAGAAATAATAATTAGAACCAAAATCATTTCTTTGCGAAGCTATTTGAAATGCTAAAATTTTAAACATACTCACAAGATAGTAAGATGATGTATTGCGACTCTCTACGTTATTATAATAAGGTGAATTTTTACGATTCTCAACAATAATTGGCCAACATAACTTATAAAATTCATAATCTATGAGATTACGCTCTATATATATAGTTGGTACTTCACACGGATCAACTAATTCATTACGTAGTGTTTGTAATATAGGTTTTGTTGTCGAATCGCAGAAAAGAACCATTGGATAAGGAAGCTGTAATGTCCCTTTTCCATTTTTAATATAAAAATCAATAGATCTTGTTTCTTTTGATGAATCGGATAGCTCCTTAAGATTAAAATACATAGTTACTATCGTTGGCTTGTTCATTTTATTATATTTATATTTTATTATATCTTTAGACCTGTAACTTTTTATTATCAATATTTTAAAATAGTATTGTAATTTTTAATATATCAAAAATTATAATACTATAATATATTTTATTTATATTGTATTTATATTGTATTTATATTGTATTTATATTGTATTTATATTGTATTTATATTGTATTATTCATCTATCAAATCAATCTCTATATCTGGAATATTCTCATTTATGGTTCCTTCCGCAATTGGTGGCAGAGCTGCCTCTAATTGTAAATTACCTGTTGAGCAATATCCAGCTTCTTTCTTGTAGAGTACATCATCAAGTTGCTCTTCTGTTAATGGATTTTTACCATATTGAGGATCAAAACGTTTGTCTTCTGGTGCATCCATTGTATATTTCATTAATAGTTTTTCATCTAATAGAATCTGACTGAATGACGTTCCGCCTCTTATAGGCTGTCCTGTCATAATGTTAGCACTTACACCGGTGATAGGATCTAATTCTCCATATAGTGCTGCACGTAACATAATATCTTCAGTCTGTTCAAAAGAAGCTTTAGCTAAAGGACCTATGTTGTTCTTATTAATACCATAACGATCAACAGACATTAGACGACCACGTGCTGCCATTACATCGCAAAGTAAGCACAAATGACGATAATTGACATATGTCTCCTCAAATAATGTAGAAATCTCTTTGAATAGAATAGCACGTGTTGCCTCAATGCCTAAATTTTCAAAGATATCGTGTACATTATTGCTAGTAACTCTGGAAGCATCTACATCCGGATGACACATTACATCTAGCATATTTGAACCATCCGTGTCTAATATAAACTGATCAACTGCTACATATTTATCTCCCTGAAGCTCATACTGATCACTTGTTTTATTGAATGATACGGATCGAAGTCCAGGAACACCACGTACAATCGTACCCATTAAAATTTTATTCTGAAGCATCTTGAGTTGATTTAGACTGTTTAGAGGATCGGCATCCTCTACATTTAGTCTAAGACGAAATACTAAGCGTGATGCGTTATAATCAGAATATACAGTTGATACCTCTGTATCAAACTTCTGATTAAGAACAAACGCAATATCATCCATAGTAATATTCTTACTAAACATCTTTTCACGGTTAAGCTCAAGACGAAGAATCCAAGGACTACGTTTGATTTGCTCTGTTGTTGATGGAAGAACATCAACATTTGTTGTTGCATCTACTGTGGCATCTATAGGCTTTGATGGCTTTTCTTTTAAAGTTTCATTTGTTTGATCCATCTCAGCCTTCGCTTTCTCATAGCCTGCGTAGAAAGAAAGCCAATCTGCGTCATCTTCTATCAAGGTTTCGTCATCACGAGGATCGAAATAAATACGGGCTACATTTGTCAGATCCTGTAGAACTGTAAATTCTAGTTCTTGTGCTATACGTCTAGCTTCATCCTTTGATGCTCTAAGATCTTTTCGAAGATAAATAGTCAAACTGACTGCCTTGGGATTACGAGTGGCTTTTAGAAGCTCCTTCAAACGGGGTACACCTCTAGTTACATTTGATTTGGCTGCTACACCAGCTAAATGGAAAGTGTTCAGAGTCATCTGAGTAGATGGCTCACCAATAGATTGTGCTGCAATGATACCCACCATCTCTCCTGGATTTGCCATTGACTGCCAATGCTTGAGTACAATGTGTTCAACCAAAACATCCACTGCGACTCGTGTATATTTTAGCCTCTGTAATTTTTGAGGGGCTAGATGATAACGTACTAATGCTGCCCATAGTCGATTCTTTGAAAATGTCTTATCCATAATCCGCTTTTGTGCCTCAATTATATAAGTACCATCGGCAAGTTGCTCCTTTCCAGAAAACTCAAATTGACGTGCTAATGTATGTGTTAGACGGTCCAAATGAACAGGATAATATACATTCTGCTTATCAGCCTTCTCAAGCTTTCTCAAGAATATACGCTCAACCAACATCTTTCGATCTTCAATAACAGCCTGAATATACGCATTCTGTTGTTCTGATGATACATCTGGAATAGCAAACTCTTTTGCAATCTGTTCATTAGAAAGTGCAGCTAAATTTAAGGGCTGTGACTCAATCTTTGTACAATTAATACCGTCTTCGCCATATACAAACTGTACAATATTGCCTACAGCATCACGAACAGAACCATCGTGTTGGATAGTCAAATCCTCCATAGCCTTTACAAGCTGTCTTTGCATATAGCCTGTATCTGCAGTATCTACTACATGAAGACCATTAGCTAGCCCGAAATTCAATGTACTTGGAACTGTTAAATCATAAACCTTAGGATACAGTGACGCATCAATAATATTAATCTCTACAATCTCATCTAATACAACATCATTTTGAAAGTCAAAGTTTCTGTGGTAATTTGTACAGTTTAGCTTTTGGCGCTTATCTTCCTTTCCTTCGTCTATAAATGTAACCTTTGAAGCAAATATAGTCGCCCATTGTGCTCTAATAGATAAACAATATGTTGGTAGTATCGTCTCTGTGCCAAGATTATTAGATACTAGTTGTGACTTAAATACCTTTCCAAATACACCAATGCGATTACATAGCATACTTATACCATCAATTAGTTCACTTGATGCCGAACCAACTTCAATTGAATTATTAGTAAGAATACCATGTCCAGAGAAATAGCCGTTTAACAAACCAATAATAAATGACTCTGGTGCTGTAAATGATTCATCTGGAACACGCTTATTTTCAGACCCGTGACCAACAAATAGGTCTAGAAACTTAGCCAACACGGTTGAATAACCACGAACGCACGACGATGTTCCTCCAATATGATTCTCCTTACTATTTTCACTAAACTCAATACGCATATCTTCAAACCAATCTTTTACAAACATTCTGATGGATGGGCTATTATTTGTTATTTGAACTGTGCCAGATTTAACATCTACATTCCCTTCCGCAAGGAATAAGCCAATGAATATACCATTTTGCTCATTTAGAGCAAATGTATCTGGGATTCGTGTATGTTCACGATCGGTAGTGAATGGATATACATAAACCGACATATCAACTGAATCAGAAATTACTGGAGGAGTTGGAAGATTCATTGTCACTGGTACAAAATGACCTGGTTTAACATCTGGTGTAGACATACGTTCAAACTTCTTTGTATCAGGAGACCAAATCAAGAGAGATTTTGATTCAGTTACAATAACTGATTTTCCACCAAGAGTCTTAATCTCATATAGTTGGTCGCCAGGGTCGTGACGTGTAATAGCAGTAATCTGACCCCATGTAACAACACCATCTTGGTCTGCTGTTGGAATATAGACTTGATTTGTTAGTTGTAGAAGCTCAAGCTGTCTCTCCGTAAAGTGTTCAACTTCTGATGCTCTAACCTTCAGTTGTACATCAATCCAATCACCGATTCTGACACGCCTTGTCTTTCCATCTACCAGAACAACAATTGGAGTATCTCCTGTTACTGACTTAACAGCCGTATCAATCAATCCCTCACGTCCTGACATAGCGTGAAAGAAGAATTCATGGGGTGTTAAGCCCTTTACGAAGGATGATTCAATGAAACCACGTGCTGCAGCTCCATCATCAAAACGTTTGAAATGGGGAAGAGTACGGTCCTGAAAACCATACGGGATACGCTTACCCTCAATATTCTGCTGACCCAAAACGGCAATCATCTGGGCTACATTTGTGTTAGAACCCTTAGAACCAGCCTTAATCATATTTGTCATACGATTATCATCAGCAAGTGAATTTCTACCCTCTTTACCTGCCTTGTCAATAACTTTATTAAGAGTGGCAAATATCTTTGTCTCAAACTCATCCTGGTTCGTACGTCCAGAAGAATTATCGAAGAGACCTGTATGTACCTGTAGAAGAATATCCTCAATCTGTCCCTTGAGTAGCGATAACTCAATATCAATCTTATCCTTGGTTTCCTCATCAGCAATCAAATCCGAAATCCCTACACTGAACCCAGAGTTCATGAGATAGTTAGCCATCATACGCTGTAGAGAATCTAAGAAATCAACGGTTACCGTATGCCCAAAATCATTATAAATAACATGGATCAAAGCCTTTGAAAATACATCTTTGTCAAGAATACCTTGCTTAATTATACCATTATGAATCTTTACAAAATTAGGCGAATCTGTTGTATCACCCTTTGATTCATCGAATGAAATATTACGCATTTCCAGATTTACTGGAGGTAATAGAGTTGAAAGCAATTGCTTACCTGACCACATAGGAATAGGATCCTTTACAGTTGGTTCAGGAAGAATTCCGTTCCATCTGGATGCCCATACCAACAAATTCATTGCTTCACGGCGATTGAAAAGAACACCATCGCGGGTAAAACGATTTACACCTACAAGAGTATCTTGAACAACAGATACAATAGGTTTAGATTCACGAGGACCAACAATCTGTAGGGGTACAGCTGTGATCTCACGAAGCTCAATTGCTGACTCAATTGACTGTGGAATATGGGCATTCATTTCATCGCCGTCAAAATCTGCATTATATGGGGCAGTAACACTAACATTTAGACGAAATGTATTGTATGGAAGGACCTTTGCTCTGTGACCCATCATAGACATCCTATGAAGAGATGGTTGCCTATTAAATAACACAATGTCTCCATCCATAATGTGACGATTCACAATATCACCCTTATAGAGTTGAATATCCTTAGCATTAACATGTTTGAGAGAAATAATACGACCATCACTGGCACGTATGATAGTCTTTGCTCCAGGATAACGATCTGGACCATTTTGTATAAGGGCATAGAGTCGCTCAATATTATAAGGAGTTACACGCTCAGGATGGGTTAGATTCATCGCAATCTTCAATGGTACTCCTAGCTCAGCAACAGAAATATTAGGATCTGGTGTAATAACTGAACGGGCAGAAAATTCTACACGTTTACCCTGAAGATTATTTCTGATACGCCCCTCCTTTGAACCCAAACGTTGCTGAAGTGATTTAAGAGGTCTTCCTGAACGTTGTGCTGATGGTGCTACACCTGGGATCTCGTTATCTATAAATGTGGCAATGTGATATTGAAGAACGTTAGTCCACTCATCAATTGCCTTTTTCTTTGCGTTTGTCTGAATTTTAGATTCAAGATTCTTATTAGTTTTAATGATATCAATGAGCTTTTGTGTCAAATCATCTTCAGAGCGTTGATTATTATCTTGAAGAACAGATGGTCGAACCTGTGGTGGTGGAATAGGAAGAACCGTACACATCATCCAATCAGGGCGACACCAAAAGCGACTGAAACCCATAAAATCAACATCCTCATTGCCTATACGCCGGAGAAGACGATATACATACTCAGGTTCCAAATATCGCTCAACAACACCATCCTTTAGTGTTGTATCTGAAGGAAGAGCCATCCCCTCAGGAAGTTCGATATCTTTCCATTCAGCTACTATACGACAGATATCCTCATCTTTGTACTTACTGGGCTGACGTGCTCCACAGCCATCTTCAATATCTTCGCCACAACGGGTAATTTTACTACAAAGATCCAATACTTGCTTCCATCGTGCCTCACCCTTTAGACGAAGTAGATGCTTATAACGATTTTTATCAATACGCAGCTTTCCGCATTTTACACAAATACAGCGAAGCACTTTTATCACAATTTTGAAGAATTGAATATAATAAACAGGGCGGGCTAGTTTATAATGACCAAAATGACCAGGACAATTGTGATTATTTAAACCACAACTTCGACACAGCTTTCCATTCTCCAATACACCCATCCGGGGGTCAAATAATCCACCAATTTTACCCTCTATGGCTACATGACTTGTAATTTCTACAACTGAACGTCTTGTTATCTCTTCTGGACTAAAGACTCCAAATTGAATACCAACAATTGTTTCGGTTTCGCTTGAATTTTGTAGATAGGGCATTCTTACGCTATCTGCTACTCTTACCTTTTTTTAAAGTACTTTTAAAAACTTATTGATTTCAATTTGTATTAATAAATACCTAAAAAAATGATGTCTAATTCTTCTTACATTTAACTGTAACAAGAATGAGTTTAGAATTGATTATTGGACCTATGTTTGCTGGCAAGTCTTCGGCACTTCAAAGTATAGTGAGAAGACGAAAAGCAATTGGTTGGAATGTGCTTGTTATTAAACATCATATTGATATACGATATTTATCCGATTCCAAAAATAATAATGAAGTTGTGAATCATGACCAACAAAAATGTCCAGCCCGTTCTTGTTCTTTGTTAAAGGAAAGTTTATCATGGGAAGATTATAATAAAGCACAACTTATCGTCATTGAAGAAGGACAATTCTTTGAAGATTTAGTTGAATTTGTTTTATTAGCTGTTGAAAAACATAATAAACATGTTGTAGTTGTTGGGTTGGACGGTGATGCACATCGCAAACCATTTGGTAAGATTCTTGATTTAATCCCTCTTGCTGATGAAGTCCAACGTATATATGCACTATGCAAACTATGTGGAGATGGAACACCAGCTCGGTTTTCATCGGCAGTTTCTCATACAGTTTCCGACGCTACAATTGATGGAAAACCTAATGTTGGTGCTGCAGAATCTTATCAACCGTTATGTCGAAGACATTTTCTTGAGTTATATAATTATAAATAATCCTCCGGTAATCACGTTAATTTTATATTTTAAAATTGTTACAAAATATATATATGAATACTGACTCAAGAGAATATGACATACTTGTAAATGCCGTAAAACTAATTTCAAATGTAGAAGGCTTTACATGTGAAATTGGTGTAAGAGAAGGAGGGGGTACAAAAATGATATTAGATACTTTAAAATCAACAAAACAAAATAAAATACATATAGCTATTGATCCATTTGGTAACATTGATTATGAACACTGGGAAAATAAGAAAGAGAAGCTTGATTATACGAATGATATGAAAAATAGAATGTTAAAAAATCTTTATTCTTATTGTAATGATAATCGAATGGAAGTCTTATTTTTTCCTTTAGAAGATACTGAATTTTTTTCTAAATATAAAGATGGTGTTCCTATATATAATCAGTATAAACAGGTACTTAATACATATGCCCTAGTATTTTTAGATGGACCTCATACAACATCATTGGTTAAAAATGAATTTGATTTTTTTAAGGATAAAATTCCTGTAGGCGGTGTAATTATTTTTGATGATATTGATCAATATCCACATATGGTTAATCTTGACGAATATATACAATCCAACCATTTTAAACTTTTAGAAAAGGGGGTTTGTAAAATAAGCTATATGAAAATTGATTGATAAATAAAGTTAACGTCAAGTATTTAAGTTAATTACACCCTTTTTAAAGGGGTGTAATTAACTTTTCCATACTTTAGTAACTAACGTCTAGTACAAAAGTTAATTGCCTTTGGGAGCAATTAACTTTTGTACATACGGTAATAATATTAAATTGTAAGTTATCATCTAAATTATCTTATATTATGTACATATATATTAGGTACAGGGGTTATTATATTATGAATTAAACTTGCCATAACTTCACTATTTAGATGCGGAGGGCTTGAACGTGATACTGTTCGTGGTCTATAAATTGTCAATGGACTATCAAACGTTCGTAAATTATCGTCCATATCTGTAGTTTGTGTATTAGATACAGATGTATCTGTTTTTATATATTCTAATCTACATATAGGACATTTTTTAGAACTTGTTTTTATTGCTATATTCGTATAACATTCAAGACAAATTTTGTGTGAACAATTAGATGGATGTACTAAACCAGATGTGGTACCATCTGTATAACATACTGGACACGAAAATTCATTTTCATTAGTTTCATTATTCTCATTGTTATTATCATTGCCATCGTCATTGTCGTCATTGTCGTCATTGTCGTCATTGTCGTCATTGTTGATTGGAATAAATTCTGTAATAAAATCAAGTTCCCTCTCAAAGATTGACATCTAGTAATAGAAATAAATGTACCCTCTTTATATTGTTTAGTTTTATATTAAGGGTCTAAGGCAATATTGCATTTAATACATAAATGGAAGATATTACTACAATAAATAACAATGGATATTATGAAGAACATTCGCCACTACAAAATACGACAACAAAATACCAGATTGATGAATGTTTTGTATCACAAAAAACTGATTTTTCATATACTGTTATTGCAAAAAGTCCAGATTATGGTATGATGTTATTTTTAGATGGTGAACTACAATCTAGTTCATATGATGAAGCTATTTATCACGAAACTCTTGTACATCCTATTATGAATGCTTATAAAGATATAGATAACAAATCTGTTTTAGTAATAGGTGGTGCTGAAGGAGCTACAGTACGTGAAGTTTTGAAATGGTCAACTGTTACTAGTGTTGATTGGGTCGATATAGATGACAAACTAGTAGAGTTATGTAAAACTTATCTCAAATATTGTGATATATCTGTATATAATGATAATAGGGTTATTCGTTATACTGATGATATAATGAAATTTCTTGATACAGGAAAAAAATCTATTTATGATATTATTATTATTGACTTACCTGATCCAGACCCAGAAATACATAATTCTCTATATGGAAGTGATTTTTGGGCTAAAATTTATCATTCTTTGAAATCTGATGGCGGAATAGTTACACATACCGGACCCGTTGAACCAGGTTTTGGAAGACAAGTTGGTATGAATATGATACAAGATGGTTCTGGTATTGTTGGTTTCCCTTATCATACATACATACCTTCTTTTCAAGGAGATTGGGGATTTTGGATGAACCGTAAAGCTGTATCTAATAGTATTTTTCCCGAATCTTGTGCTATAATGTCAAATGATTATCAAAATACAATTTTTCACTGGGATAAACATTGGTGTATGCGTTTGTTGGATGTTTAAACCTAATTTTATATGCTTATTTTAGATATTTAGTATTTGTATAATACTAGCATTTTTTATTTTTACGGTTGAATATTTAATTATACATTCATCTAATAATGGATTTTGTACAATATTATATGTTGATAAATTTATTGGAGGGAATAGAGGAGATGATTATAGAAGAGAGTGGCATAGAAGAGATGAGCATGGAGGAAGGGGGTATAGAGGAAATGAGCATAGAAGAGGAAAGTATAGAGGAGATGAGTATAGAAGAGGAGAACATAGAGGAAGGAGGACATGAAGGATATAATTTTATAGAAAATGATATGAATAATTGTCAGTATTGAAATAGTTTATAAAACAAATACAAATTTCTTATTTGTATTTGTTTTAATTATTTAACTAATGTATGTACAAAACTTAATTGCCTTTGGGAGCAATTAATTTTTGTACTACACGGTAATTATAATCATTTTTATTTTTATTTTTTATTTTTTCTGCGTCTTCTAGTACCTCCTACCTGTTTAGGAATTACAACATTACTTGATGATGAAGTTTGCTTAGAAGGAAGAGGCAAAGCATGTGTATTAGGTATATTAGGTGATGTTACCAACGGTGATTGTGTTTTTCTATTTTCTTGTTCTAACTGTTGCATTTGTAATTCTTTATCTTTCATTTGTTCCGGATGCTGTAACTCTGATTGTTTACGTATATCTTGCCATTCTTCTTGTACTTCTTGTATACCTTCTTGAAAACCTTGTTGTAGCTTTTTAGATTCTTGTTGTAAATATCCAGGTAAACTCTCCATTTTTTCTTGTAGTTGTTCCGTTGATTCTTGTATTTGTTTACCTACTAATTTTGACTGTTCATCCCAATATTGCCCTGTTAATTCTTTTGGCAATGGTTGTTCAGGTGGATTTGGTATGTTATTTAATTGCGGATAATAATCTTGAACTATACCTCCTATTCTTGGAGATATTCGTGTTGTTGAACGCACTAATTTATTTTTATAAGCCAAAAATCTTTCCATACCTTGTTCTATATTAATAGCTGCCAAAGCTGCAGCATCGCCAACTATAGGTAACATCTCTAAAGCTGATTTAAAAGCTGAACCAAAATGTTTTCTTGAAAAATTTAAAAATACAGATGTTATAAGAAAAAACATGCCTATAACCCAACCGCCCATTTGATTTGCCACCGGTATTGGTATTAAAAAAGAAGCTAAATCTTCTGCCATTTCAGCAATAACTGGTAAACTTAATGTAATCATATCTAATCCTTGTGATATAAATGGACCTATAATTTCAGTCTGTTCCAAAGTATATAATATAAAAAATATCCATAAAAATTTTTCACCTGATCCTGTTAATGGTGTTAATATATTACCAAATTTAGTAAATAATCTATCCCAAAATCCATTTCGGGAGAAATCAATATGTTGATTTATATAAGGTTGTTGCTGTACATACTGTTGTTGCGGTAGATGCTGTTCTTGTGGTACAAATACACCACCACTCTGGTTTGTCTTATTATTTAAAATATGTGTAGGGTAACTATAATTTACTAAATGCCTTCTTAATTTTATTTTTATATCAGCTATATCATTTTCAGTAAATATTACTTTATTATTATATTTAATCGTTTTCGCAAGTTCATTATCGGGAATATTCATATTATTAATCAAAAACCTATATAAATTGAGATTCGTTGCTAAATCATCACCTATACCTTTATATTTGACACCTAAAACCGTATCTATAATTTTAGCTATGTCTTTTTCATCTTTTGAATATTTTATATTAGCAGAATTCCAGCTTGCCATTCTCCTCTATGTAATGTAAACATAAACATAATTATAACTTCAAGAATCGAAGTTAATTACACCCTTTTAAAAGGGGGTGTAATTAAGTTTCTGATACTTTTGTACTAGACGGTAGCTCACATATAATTACTTTTTCAGTTTGTATTATTATCTAAAGATAGCCCGTCATCATCCCTATTCTTAAAATATTTACGTATCTTATTTTTTAATTTATCATCTTTTAGACAATATAATCCATTATCAGCTACGTATATTATATTACGAATATCATTCACTGATTCAAATATATCTCTACGTGATCTATATTGACGGTTTCTACTATCACCGTGCCATAAATGAAATATAGCACCATTTAAAAAACAAATACTAGGTTTTTCGCCCATAGATTTTTTAAAATCTTCTACCGCATTCTTGAGAAAAGCACGATATTCGAAATTAAAATTTAACCATATTGTCGAACTAATGGTATCACCGTCTCCTAAAATTGCATTTTGAAAAAACCCCACCTTATTATACCAATTGCGTTGAAAAGCCCATGCAAAACCAGGATGATATCCACCTATACCTCCATCCATTGAAATTACACCAAATTTATTATAAAAAATGATAGGAATACGTTCTTTTACTACTTTTTTATATGTTATATCCAACCAAACTGCTTTTGAAAAAGGCTGAACTATATTAAAATTATTCAATTTATCAGAAAGTTCATTATACCAATTAGAGTTCTCAAATATTAAATCACTATCTATAAATAGAATTTTAGTAAAGGATTTAGGAATATGTTTTTCTAACAAATAGCATAGTCTTTCCTTTTGAAACAGTATAAAATCTGTTTTTAAGTGTATGGCATCTGCAATTTCGGGAGTTGTTTCATACATTTCAATTGTAAAGTATGGAATATTAGATATTTTAAACTTTTCTGTAACATACAAATAATTCATCAATAATCTTTTAGACTTAGCCGCATTGAAATACACTAATCCGATAGCAAGATCTTTATTAACCGGTGATTTATATATCATATCCGCAATTTCAAATGACTTTTTTATTTTAAACTTGCGTTTAGCAGTTTTTAATGTTATTTTCTTAAAATTACATTTAGGGGTTTTTCTAGTATCTATTGCCATTCTATTATATATATGTTAAAATAAATAACTTAAACCCATATATATTTTAATATATAAATGGATAGTATGTACGGATTTTATCCTCATGGAATACATAATCCTTTTATTAAGGAAATAAAATCAGATGAAAATAACACACTTGTTTTTGATGGGTATTTTTATATTGATTCCAAAGATCTACCTGTTCAACGTATTATGGTAAAGTTTGGAGAAGAATCTATTGATGAAAATAGAAATACTTATAGAGTTGAGTGTAGCGATATGCATATTGAAATTTATGAAAAAATAAGTGGTGAAGATACATCATTCTACAGTAAATCAGATCAAATAAATATTTCAGATGATATAGATAATGATGATTGGGATGATAATATATGCTTTTTTCCAACTGAAATAACTACACTCAAATATAGAATATTAAAAACAAACTTAACAAAGCTTGAGAGGGATATGCTACTTACATCAATTAAAGAATCTGAAAAAGAGCGTGAAAAAAAACGTATTAATGAACTAACGGCACGATTTGATGAATAAGTATGATTTGTATACTGTTGTTAGTATTTATAAAATTTCAAAAATTGTACTAAAGTATCAGAAACTTAATTACACACTTTAAAAGGGTGTAATTAACTTCAATACTTGACGTTAGACGGTAACTTGATTTTTTAGACAGCTGAATATTTCAAAACAGCACATTTTTAAAAAATTGAATGACTAAAAACGAATTAAATAAGATAGTAATATAGAAAATCAAAGATGGTTATCTCCAAACTAGATGTGGATAACTTATGCGATGAGTTCTCACACAAGAATGCTATGACGCCAGTTTCAGAACCAAAAGTTGAGGCTAAAACTGAAGTAAAGATAATCGCACCAGTAAAAGGAAAAACGAATGATGATTATTCATTATTACTTCAAAAGGCATTAGATTCTAATATTACTGACACTACTCGTTTGACGGAAAAATATGGAGATGTATGTATCAAAGATGAGCTTGATATTATATTAAAGAATATTTCTAATTCTTGGGCACCACTGAAGGCAATTATTGTTTCTGTAATTGCAAAAATAATGTATCCTGAATGGGATACTCGCAATCATCAAACACAAATCGGTGGATTACATAGTTTAAGGACAATAGATGGACGTTATGTATCTAATTACCTATATAAAAGGGGACTATATGATACATCAACTGAGTTTGCCCTTACACGCTCATTTGAAAAGGCAGAACCATATGATAAAAAATATTCAGGGATGATTTCTCCAAAGGCATGTAAAACCTCATTTCTAAATGTGGTAGAAGTAATAAATACAAGAACAGATATAGATCTTCTCAATGATATACTTGTATATTTGGTATTATTTCTAAAAAATAGAAAGGAGACAACAACAACTTTGAAGAATTCTATTGTTACATCTTCAAAGGAACTAAATATACTTGATGTTTCAAACCTACTTGATAAAATAAATACACTTGGCAGCGGATCATCTGTTATTCCTGTAATTATTGCACATACATTACTATCTTTAATTCAACCATATTTGTGGGTAGCAATTTCAATGAAACCGTTAAAAGAGCATACAGCACCAGATAATCATAGTAAATCGTATGGAGATATTGAAGGTTTAGATACCAATTCTAAACCTAAAATTGCGGTTGAAGTAAAACATAAAATTTCAATAAATGATACAATTGTAGCAATATTTGATGAAAAAACAAAAGATGAAGATATCCCTTTGAAATTTATAATTACAACAGCAAAAACAGAAAGAAAGGTTGTTCAAAACAATATCTGTATTGATACGCTAAATGGTTTTGTTATATCATATTTACAACAGATATTATTTCATGAAAGGGCAATATGTTTGATATTCATTAAAGAGTTAAGAACACAGATAATATCTTATAAAAATATGTCTGTCTCAATTAAAGAATCAATCAACAAAATTATTACATCACTTCTTGTTTCACCATCTCTTTAATAATCTCTTCAATGACACGCACGCACACACTATTTCCTATTTGCTTATATGCCACGCCCTTATTTGTATTTTTTACAAATGTTGAAGGATAAGCCATTAACTTATAACATTCGTTTAAAGTTAGTCGTCTTACTCTTTTGGTAGATTCTTCATAAATATGGTATCTACCTGAAGTCTCAGATGCAGCCAATGTAGGATGTGTTCCATCACTACTATAAATCCTCATCAATTGTTTATGGACTCTTGATAAATGCTCCGTGTTTTCTTTTGCTCCAACCTTTCTTAGTTCCCCTTTTAGATAACCGCAGAACTTCAAACCACTTTTAGATTGTTTTTTAATTTGTGTGGGTTCAAGTATTGTATATTTAGATGTATCAATATAATAGTCTTCTGATACATCTGTATCAAGAATATCTGATAATTTACAATTAGATGTTCTTTCAGATAAAGTTTTAAAATTAAATTCTTTTTCTGATGCTGTTGCGACAATATATACCCTTTCTCTGTTTTGAGGAATACCAAATTGATGAGGACTTAGTAATTGATATGAAACTTTATACCCACGCGTTTTCAAAGAATTTAATAGCGTTTGTAAAACAGCACCTTTATTTATCTTTGTCAAATGTGATACATTTTCTAATAGAATACATTTTGGTTTATGAATATCAATAACTTTTAGAATTTCGAAGAATAGAGTTCCTCGTGGGTCATCAAACGCTTTCTTATCTTTCCATTGTGCAATACTGAACGCCTGACAAGGAAATCCTCCACAAATTAGGTTAAATACAGGAATTGCATTAATATCAATTTTTTTAATATCACCTAATGCTTTTAGTTTATGGTTTGTTTCATATGTCTTTCGTGCGTTTTCATCAATATCCGATGCTAACACACATGATGATGTAGGAATAATATTTGTTAATGCTTGATGAAACCCACCTATACCGCAGAATAAATCAATATATTTTATATTTGTAATATCTGTGTTTGGAATAATATCTACAATACTTGTATTGACAATTGCGTTTTGCGGAGTAATCTCAGTAGGAAGTTTATTTGTAAGAAGTTGAATAATCTCATCTCTTTTCTTTCCACTATACCCTCTGATACTCTTTTCCTTACAAATCGCAATCAGTTCCTCACGAGTTTTCTTTGAGTAGTCCATAGTGCTTGAGTATATTTTGGGGATGTTGTGGTGTCAATTTTCGGCTTAAAAATATTCGTTTTTGATAATAGCTGTTTTCCTTCTTCTAGTACCGTCTAGTACAAAAATATCAGAAACTTAATTACACCCCTTTAAAAAGGATATAATTAAGTTCGATACTTGACGTTAGTCGTTTTCTTATGATATCTATCTGACATATAATGCTCCTTTTCTAATTTCACCTTATAAGTTGTTAGCATTTAATAAATTCTAACAATGAGATAATTTATAAACTTCTATTTTTAATTGATTTTTAATTCTCCAATTTTTATATTTTTTTAAAAAATAAAATCCATAAGGGAAAGCCCACATAGAATCTATTTAATTGCTGTAGGCAAGTCCTCCCATGCCACTCATGATACGAAGTACGTTATAGTTTGTGGCATAGACACGTACCTGGGCACTGTAGAGGGCACCTACAGTGTTGTTGGTGAGGGTGAGTACCAAGGTGGCGTTATCAATACGGGAGAAGTTGCATGTGCCGCTGGGCTGGTGCTCCTCAGGCTTGAGAGCGAAGGAGTATACGTTGATACCAACAGCGGGGATGTTGGTGTGGTGCTGGTAAGGCTGGACCAAGTTGAAGTAGCGTCCCTCACGGTAAGAGAAGCGGTCGTGTCCGTTGAGCTGTACGATGGCAGCTACTACGGGGTTGTTGCCGGCAAGTCCCTCTACACGTGTTACGGAGTATCCGGACTCGAGGACGGCTCGGTCCCACCAGTCGGAGTAGTTGAAAGGCTGCTGTCCCTTCCAGGGTCCTACTACGTTGTCGTCGCAGGATACAAAAGAATCACGCTGTACTACCCATACAAGCTCCTTGCAAGGGTGGTTGAAGTTCAAGCGAATCTTGTTGTGGGCACTGGTGACAGACTCACCTCCAGTGTACTGGAGCTGCTCAATGAGGTACTCGTGAGAGACCTGGGCAAATCGGCGACGCTCATCCGTGTCGAGGTAGATGTAATCTACGTAGAGGGAGGCAGATACCAATCCACTCTGGGCGACACGGTCACGGACAGTGTGTCCAGATGCAGCGGTCATGTCCCAGCAGAGGTTGTTGAGTTCATTGAACTGGAGGTTGATCTTAACCTCGTGGTACTGGAGAGCAATGAGAGGGAGGGCAAGTCCAGGGTTGCGGTTGAACCAGAACTGGAGAGGTACGTAGAGAGTGTACTCGGGAGAGCACTTGAGTACCTCAGAAGAGGCATTGGGCTCTCCACGGAAGCATGCATTGTCGCAGTCCTCACCTCCCTGGGTTAGAAGGTTAACGAGCTGAGGAACATTGCCAACCATCTCAGCGTATCCAGCCTGCTTTCCAGGCTCCTGAGTGAGCTCATTCCAGATCTGGAGCCAGTCACCGTAGTGCTTGTCAATCTTCTGTCCACCAATTTCAAGCTCTACGTTATCAATCAAGTTGTGACCGACCCAGTTGAGCCAGCGGAACTGGGCTCCAGAGCCGTCAGACTGCTGAAGACTTACAGCAGGGAGTGTGGCCTGAAGGTAGATGCGGTGAATCAAATCTCCATTACGGGAGATTGTGCATGTTACCTTCTTTCCAAAGTTAGCAGATCCGTTAAAGGTCTGTTCAATAGCCTCCATGGCAAAGTTGGTGTGACGCCTGTAGACTACCTTAAAGAAGGTAATCTGAGGGTTTCCCGTTAAATATATATCCTGAGCGCCGTAAGCAACAAGCTGCATTAAACCACCGCCACCCATGTTATCTGTTTATAACTCACGGTGAGAAAAAAATCCGGGAGAATTTAATTTCCGCGCGTGTTTTTTTTAAAAAATTATGTATCGCACCTAAACAAAACAAAGGGGGATAAACATATACTTATGTCTTCATTCTCATTAAATGAGCTTTTAATATCTTCTTCACCAATAGAATATGGAAATATAGAACAGGAAAAATTAACTACTCTAGAAGGATTTCATATGGATAAAATACGTAAATTTAAAGAACAGAAAGAGTCATTACCTTTATTAAAGTATGACCTTTCTGCTTTAATGGTCAAACTTCAAAATTGGCCAATGGATTCAAGATTTACAGATGAACATAAAGAGGCTATAGATTATGAAACAGAATTACGTAATAAAATTTCAGATATAGAAAATGACAAAGATTTAATGAATTATTATTTGAATGTTGGAGATATACTTTTTGGACATTATGACACACAACAGAGAATTGCTATTGGTGATAAATCGATAATTAATGAATCAAATAAATTAAGAACTCCAGCAAATTCAGTATTATCTTATTTTAAATCATCTAAAGAAGAACCCGTACAAATTGTTGACGATAAACCAAAAAAATCACTTTCTAAGAAAAAAGCACATAACATCTCATTGAAAGCATCAAATATCATTGCTGATATTGATGGTATGAGACGTGACAAAGCACTTGAAAAATATTTATCTATTGTTGAACCTTCCGCTATTAAATCAGGAATAATGCCTGGTTCTGGCATAGAATCTGATTATGGATGCTGTCCTGTATGTGAGCATGAAATGCATTTTTCACAAAATGAAGCTATGTTAGGTTGTATTGAATGCGGATATCAGGATTTTATCTTAATAGATTCTGAAAAACCATCCTATAAGGATCCTCCCCGTGAAATATCCTATTTTGCTTATAAAAAAATTAATCATTTAAATGAATGGCTTGCACAATTTCAAGCCAAAGAAACTACAGAAATTCCAACAGAAATTTTTGAACAAATCCAATCAGAACTACGCAAAGAAAGAATTATTGATACACAGAAGCTCAAACCTTCAAAATTACGTGAAATTCTTAAGAAACTCAAATTATCTAAATATTACGAACATGTTGCCCATATTATGAATAGATTAAATGGCGTTCAGGCACCTGTTTTATCACGTGAAGTTGAGGACAAACTGCGTTTTATGTTTAGAGAGATTCAACCCTCTTTCATAAAACATTGTCCCAAGGGACGTTCCAATTTCTTATCCTATTCATACGTTTTATATAAATTTTGCCAACTGCTAGAGCTTGACGATTTCTTACCATGTTTCCCCTTGCTAAAATCGCGCGAAAAATTGTACATGCAAGATAAAATTTGGCAATGTATATGTGATGACATGGGTTGGGAATTTATTAAATCTATATGATTTGTCGGGATAGTTGAAAAATAATGATAGCATATTAACGGTATCATTATTTTATGAAAATATATTCAGATCTAACGTCAAGTATCGAATTTAAGTACACTCTTTTTAAAGGGGGTGTAAATAACTCCGATACTTTAGTAACTACGTCTGTACAAAAGTTAATTATCTTTTGGAGCAATTAAGTTTTGTACTAGACGGTAACCTATAATTGTTGAAATTTTGATACTATTTATCTCATCTTATAGGGGTAGAATTTATCTTAGTTTTTATAGTATAAATATTTGCCTTTTTGATAAGCTTGGAATTAACTCTACGTGTATATTTCCTTTTTCCGCCATTTCTTCGTTTTAAAATTAAATCTATAGAATCTATATACGTTTCACGGGAAATTGTATTTATAAAAAATTTTTTGAGATTCATTTTTGGAATACGCATAAATTTAATATTATGTAGTTCATTTTCATAATCAGCATTTTTCTTTTCTAATAGAGCTTCATTGTGTATTGACTCGTATTCTAAAGTCGATAATTCATATAAAAAAAGAGCGTATTTTTTATTATCTCTGGTATGATATAGCTTTTCAGTATCGATTAATTTTGAAATATCAAGTTTTATTGAAGTTTCTTCAAAACATTCTCTTATAACTGTATCATTAATAGAAGCATCAATATTATTATTATAACCCCCTTTGCTGAATCCGTATCTATCAATATTCTCTTCTTTAACACATCGGGGTTTAGCTGAAATATTACCAGGAGATGCTTTTGAATTTTTCAAATCACTAAATGTGATATGTTTAATAAAACGTGGATTAAATTCTTCTATCTCTTTACATATCTTTGTAAATTTCTTTTTAGCTGCATCTAAGTCTTTTATATTATTTATATCACCTTCATTTAAAAATGCATTCCAAATATCTTCCTTTTCTTTTGTTTTAAAATCACGCATATTATGTACTTCTGTTAAAAAAGTCGTTTCTTGTCCCATTAAAAATATCGGGCTTAATCGATCTATATAATAGACAATAACAATTCCACCATCCGCATTATTACCAAGAATTGTTTTTCCAGATAACATCTATCTCTAAAATAAGTTTATATTTTATTTTTATTTACAAATTGATAGTTTTATATATACTTTTCATATAATCTTATAGATTTAATTATTGCTTCGTTTATACTATTTCCTGAAGGAGACTTATATTTTTCAACTTCTTCTTCGGTCTTACAAGGTTTTACACATACAATATTATTAGGACCTGTTCTTACACCTACATGCCATCTATTAGGCTCATCTAATTTTGGGTAATCATTTGGTAAAAAAGGATTTGCATAATAAATATCACGCCATCCATATTTTGCAAATATTTTATAAATGGGATCCATTAATACTTATATTTTTTATCCACTTAAATAGTTTTAGACTTTAGAAATAAATGACAAAAATTCTTGCTTTTGATATGGGTATAAGAAATCTTGCTTATTGTATAACTGATAATAGTGGTAATGACTTTACTATATGCGAATGGGATAATTTTGACCTATTAGCAGGAAGTGATTCTCAATCTGCAAGTCGATGTTTCTGCGGAGGTCCACCCAGTTGGGTAGATATTAGTGGATATATATGGTGTAAAAAATGTGTAAAAAATAATAAAACAACACTAAAAGGACTTCCCTTAGATATTAAATTAAATAATAAGGTATTAAAAGAATTTATACAAAAAATGGGTTGGGATATACCAAAAAAATCTAACAAAGGGGTGTATATGGACTTGATAAAACAGCACTATCTTTTGCCTTACATTAAACCAAAAGGTACTATGAAAACTGATTTAAGTATTTTATTGTTGGCAATTGAACAATTTTTGGATAGTCGTTTAGCTAAATTTTCTGAAGTTTCTATTATTCGCATTGAAAATCAACCTGTATTCGATGCACCTACTATGAAATCAGTACAAATAATGCTTTATACAATGCTATCATATAGACTAAGAAAAGAATATAATTGGGCGGGTAAGATTGTTTTCGTACATGCCTCTAAAAAAACAGAGGATGCACAAACAACTGTAGATGCAGCAGGTGGCAATTATAAAGCAAGAAAAGATACTGCTGAGCTTCTTGTCACACAAAAACTTGTAGACTTAAAACATGAAGTATGGATTAATTTTTTTAATTCTAAAAAGAAAAGATCTGATTTAGCAGATGCATTTTTAATGTGTCTGCGTTTAGAAAAATAAAATCACCTAAACCCCTGCTGTAAAACAAACAGAATAGCATGAGTAGTTCTGGTATACCCCTTTCCGATTTGAAAAACTTCGCATCAAATACAGCAAATATTGATGACATTATCAGTCTTGATATATCTGATATAGGTACATCTGGACAAGGAATACGAAATCTTGATATGGATTTGTTAGCAAACCAAAACAAGATATCTAGTCCATCAAACTCTATACAAGCAAAGCCTTATAGTCCATCTGGTAACTCATTTAATATTAATAGCACACATTCTTCACCTCCTAAAGCATCTTTCATTTCTGATGGTATTGATTTTGTAAATATTGAAGATACTCAGAAAACAATTTCTGTTGAACCTCCTATGGGAATAGGTGCTGATACAATTCGAATTAATCGATTTTCTGAACCTATCACAAACAATATTAATTCATCAGTCAATTCATTTGAAACAATTACAAGTGATAATACTACATCTGTACCTTTTGTATCTGAACCAAAAATGAGTCCTGAACAAGAGGCAACTGAAAAAGCGGCTATTATAAATAAAATTCGTCGTCTTGCTGCTAAGGGTGTTGAAGGAAATCGTATGACTATGGCAGATTCTCTTGATGCAATTAAAACTGAATATGCACGTCTTGTAGATAGTCGTAATCTTGAAAGTAGTATTAAATTCCAACGCAGTACACTTTTGACATGTGTTACTGGACTTGAGTTCTTGAATCAGAAATTCAATCCATTAGATGTCAATCTGGATGGTTGGTCTGAATCCGTAAATGAGAACCAAGAAGACTTTGATGAAATATTTGAGGAGTTGTATGATAAATATAAGGATAGAAGTAAGGTTGCACCTGAAATTCGTCTTATTATGACTCTAGGCATTAGTGCTGCAATGTGTCATGTTACAAATACATTCTTCAAGTCTAAAATGCCTGGTATGGATGATATTCTGAAACGTAATCCTGATTTGGCACGTCAATTTGCACAAGCTGCCGCTACACAAGCAGTTGGACCAGGATTCGCAAATTTTGTAGGTATGGGTATGCCACAACAACAAATGAGAAAGGATCCAGAAGCTTTCACCCAACAAAATAGTTCTGAAAACTGGAATCCTACACAAAATGAACGCACGTCATCACCTCCTATTCAAACAGCCCGTCGTGAAATGAATGGACCTACTGGCGTTGATGTTGATGATATTCTAAAAGCATTCGAATCTGAAGACATGGGACCTCCTACAATTAGTTTTACACCCCCTTCTAGACAAGATTTTGACGACAATCAAAGTATTTACACATCTACTACCATGAATGGTTCTGAAGCAGCAGGAAGAAAATCTGGTACACGTGGTGGTAAACGTAAAATCACATCTGCACCAGTAGGAGCAACTATTGATTTAAATGTATAATTTGATTTAACATATTTTTTATATTTATAATCCAAATATAAAAATTATATATTTTACAATTTATTTCAGGTTTTTTATTCGTGATGCCTTACGCGTTTGTTTTTTTGTATTTTTTAAAATACGCCCTATAATTGCACATGCGATCCTTATACCTGAATGACCTGTAGTTTTACTATCTTCAAATGTACCCTTTCCTAAATCATCTGGATCAGCATGAACAATTAAAGAACGCCCATAAAGATCCTCCACCTTTACATTCTTGAGATGATATAATTTATAAAAGGGAGCATTTGATATATTACCTAAATCACCAGTATGTCTAGGTTCATCACTTGATGGGGGGCCTCCATGTTCTGAAGATTTTCCTATATGAAAATGATCACAAGCCCCTTTACATCCTTCGCCTCTAAGATCTCCTGCTGTATGAATATGAAAACCGTGTTCTCCTGGGGGTAATTTAGAAAAATATGCTCTTATTACGCATCCATAATCGACATTATCAAATATTACACTACCAGAAACTCCATTTATTTCAGGAAAATAGGCTACAGCACTCATACTCTTGTCTTAATCTGAACATACAAAACCTGTAAACCAACTGCGTTACATTCAATAGTAACCGTAATTCTAACAGAAAGATCGGGGAAAATATATGTAGTTGTTTAATTATATAAACTAGGTTATACGGGACATATTGCCTAACATCAAGTATTGAAATTAATTACACCCTTTTAAAAGGGGTGTAATTAAGTTTCCAATACTTTAGTAAGTACGTCTGTATAAAACTTAATTGCTCTCAAAGGCAATTAAGTTTTATACTAGACGGTATCTATTCCGTTTTACACATTTTTGACCACCATTTGCGTGCTCCTTTACTGGTTAGCTTTGCCTTTTTTACTAAATCTGAATCAGTAGTTTTATATGTTTTACCACATGTTAAAAAACTATGGACACGTGCATAACCCCATTGTTGTTCGCTAGCCCCAGGTCTATGTCCAGTACGCCATGCAGCTAAACCACGGTTATATGATTCCTTTATAAACTTTAAAGGAACTTTTGTAAATATTGCTTTTTGCTTTAGAGATTTTGCTTTTGGTGCTATCTTATTAAATTTGCGTGTATATTTTGAGATTTTTGTTGTAATTCCTTTATCTGTCTCAAAACCAATATATGCTTTTGGATCATTCGAATTCATTTTACCAAATTTTTTCATCTCAGCAAGCTTTTTTTGTTTTTTTGTATTAGATAATCCATAAAAATATCTAGGTGGTTTATACATCCTATATATTTATATGTTAATTAATTAATAAATCAAAATCAATTATATAACCGGGAATATTTTTAGTTTTTATCTCTAGGAAACATCATAAGAGCCACCATAGCTAAGAAAAATACAAAGGTATGAATAAAAAATCCTGTTGTAGTGGGACAACCACCTGATGAAGCTATCGTTATAAATGAACCAAAAATCTGTTGCATGAACTTATATGTTTCAGGACTTGCAACTAGAAAAAAAACAAGAGCACTATAAAAACTGTATTTAATTTTCAATCCAAAATTAAGTTCTCCTGACATATTATCTATTATAGTGGAGGAATTTCACGGCGTAATTTAGATAAACGTGCACCTTTTTTAAGAGACTTAACTTTTTTAGCTTTACGAATAGGATTTATATTTATTTGGACTTTACCATTAGACTTTACAGTTTTATTTTTAGATAACTTTCCACCTTTAGCCTTCATTGTATTATTAAGTTTAGTAAATTCAGGAGTATATTTTATAGGAGTATTTAGTGAAGATGGACTCAATTCCATGTTATTTATTATATTTTTACTGTTATTATTTTTACTGTTATTATTTTTACGAGTTTGGTTAATCTTAGGATATTCATTCCTAGTCTGATTGACTAAATCACTCATATTATTTTCTAAATCTTCTATTTGTTCAGATAATTCTTCTTGACGTACTTTATATTCTTGAATATTAGAAACATGGTTCTGTATTCTTTTATCTATATTGTCTATCTCAGCCTCTACTAAGGGTCCAGTATTTGGATTTGTTATTTTTTCTTTTAAAGAATTATAATAATAATGTTTATCTTCCATATTTTTATGTTCCATCTCGAGCTTATTTATAATTTCTGAAATATACATTTGTTCACGTTTTATAGCTGTTATCTGAGCTGCTGTAGCTGTTAAACGAGCTGTAAGTTCTGAATCATTAGTTAATTCTGCTATTTTCTTCTTTTTATTTTCCATCTCTGTATTAAAATTATTATTATTCTTTTTGTGATATATATTAGAGGTATTATTAGTGATATTAGCTAATTCTTGTTCCTTCTTATTTAAACGATCCTGAAGTTCCTCTTTTTCTGTGACTAGATCACTTAATTCTTTTGTCTTTAATGCTAATGTTACTGCTATACTGGGTGTATGTTCATTTCTTAGTTGTGATAACTCATTATTAACATTATTTACTTTGTTTGTTATTTTATTCAATTCAGATCCTAATGTTTCACGTTCACTGTTATTATTTTCTATATGTTGTTCTAATTCTTTATTATTTGAAACTAATTCTTTTATAGCATTAGCGTTTTGATTTATTTCGTCAGTAACAGATTGTATATTTTCTGTTTTACCAGCCTGAATCATATTATTTAATTTGTCTAATAAGCTATTAGCTCTTTCATATAATCGAAGTCCTTCATCTAAATTAACCTTAATCTTAGTTAACATTGGAAATATTTCATTCATTAATTTAAGTAAAATATCATAATCTGTCTTATTATGTTCTATTACATTCTGACTTTTTACTACATAATTGTCAACAATTGGTATTATTGTACTTGCTACTGCTGTTAGATTTTTTAAAGATGACAATACTTGCTCTATCTCTTGTTCATGATTCTCTTTTTCTCCTTCATCTTTAGAAAGTTTAGCTTCTAATTCATCTATTTTCTTTTCCATATTATCAATCTCACGTTGTATAATACTAATTTCAGAAGCACTCATTACATTCTGCGGACTTCCATATTGTGTAACACCAACTTTATTCTCATTAATAATCTCTGTTTTAGAAGGTGAATGTATTGCTCCTTCTATTTGTCGTAACTTAGACTCAATAAAATCAAGCCTATTTAAATTATATGATTGCTTTTGTACAGGTAATTGTTGACCCTCTATAGCTATCATAGTTTTTAATCGTTCTCTAGCTGTATTTGTAGCATCACTTAAAAGTCCAATTGTATCATAGGCTGTTTGACGTTGAATTCCATTTTGAGCTGTAAAAACTCCTCCTTTTTGATTAAATAATCTTTCATTTTCATTATCTTCACAACATTTTTCTTCGTCTTCAGATTCTAAACGAACTTTGGAGTTAGTATTATAGACTATAGCACTACGTGACATCATTTGGGGATTTCTATCTTCTGTTTCATAAAAAGCAGAATTGTCTACCTTTTCTCCACTATAATATATAATATCATCACAACATTCTTCTTCGTTTACAGCATGTATTATATTTTGCTTGATAGATCCTTTTTGTGGTGTGTATATCTCATTATTGTGATGTCCAGGAACTACTGACTGTTGTCCAGAAACTACTGGCTGTTCTTCAGGAACTACTGGCTGTTCTTCAGGAACTACTGGCTGTTCTTCAGGAACTACTGGCTGTTCTTCAGGAAC